CTAGCCTATTTCAAAACCTTGCAATCTTTGGGGTTAGTCGTTACTATTTGCTGTAGCTTGGCTATTTTGAAGACCGTTAATTGTGGCCTAATCGTTGTTACAGGACTAAGGTTGTGCGCCGGCGGTAGCGCCAGCTTATGAAGCAGTAGCTCGCTGAATTTTTATAGGCTTCTTTTTTGGCCTGTAATCGCAATGTTTAACCGAGTCAACTGACTCGCCCTTAGCCATAGAGGTTATAATTTTGTTAAATTGCTTGTTTGTGAGTTTGTTGACGTTAATTATCCTCTTTTTTGAATTTTCAGTTAATAAATTACTCATTGCTTGTTTGCTAAAACTTCCCAATGACTTAACTTTCTCGGGTGTTTTTTCTCTTATCCTTATATTGTTGTTTAAAGTGTTCACATGTTTTTTAGCAAGGTCAAGTAATTGTGAATTAACTGAGAATTTTCCTTGTTAAAACCTAGCCGATCTAGGAGTCACCTTTGATTTTTGACTTTTGGTATCTCCAGTTTTTGGAGTGTGCTATTTGACGTCCTATTGAGATTTAGCGGAATTGGTTTTGACTTGCTTGGTTTGTGGGATATAATTGGTTTTAGTTTTAGATTGTATCTCCATGAGAACTGATTGTAAGTCCTGGCTTTTAACAGATTTTATGACAACGCTGGCTGATCTGTTTTTCTCACCGTTACTCACATTAGTTGATTTTTGATTGTCTGCAGTGTGCTTGGAACTTTGGTTGGTTTTCTTCTGGTACACCATGGTTGGTGGTTTCTCCTGTTTCTTCTTATTAGCCCCAACATTAGTTCCGTCTTAAGAGGTGAAAACTCTCTATTAGTTTTGTTGTCTTTAATTTCTTTCTTGATTTTAACCAGCTGGTTTTCCCCTAGTTTGTTATTTCTACTAAGGTGGACTTTAGTTAATTGGTTGATGATCTTAATGAAGGTTTTCATGATTCTAATTTCTATACAAAGCTTGATACCAAGCAGTAGCTCTGTAAGATATGAAGTTTCTCGGTGGACGTCCTTGCCAAGCAATTTCTTGTTCTTCATCAAGTTGCTAATAATGATGCTGATCTCCTCCGTAGCAGTAACCTAACTCATGAATACAGCCGAACGCATCAATTTTCCTGCCCAACATCCATTTAGGGGCTTTGTCTTTGACTTGATCGTAATTCACAGCTTCTATAGCTTTCTAAGCGATCTCTACTGCATTTGTTAGCAGGCTGACAACTTGGTTGAGTGGTAGAGTGATTATCATGCCTGTAACTTTAGCGCAGGCGTCTTCACAAAGGTATTATCTAAGGTGGTTGAATATATGATTACCGGCTATTTCTCTTCTGTCGTTTTCTGTGGCTTCTAGGTATTTTTGTTTAATTTGCATACCTAAGTTATAATAAATGTCATCTGCTAAGTTGAGAGCGCAATGTGTTTGAGTTGTCGCCTGGGGTTTTTAGACAGGTATATGTTGTTCAGGAGCATCTTTGTTTATAGTAGTTTCCTTATCCTAAGCGGGCCCTGAAGGTTGTGTATTGCCAATGCTTTGGTTTTGAATTTTCTTCCTGTAAGTTTAGCTCCTCTAAGTGGGTGGTTTGCGAGTGCTCTACTTGTCCTAATTGCCGTAATCATTTCTTTTAGGCTATTTCATAGCTTTGACCTTTCTTTACATAACGTAAGGTTGTTTGTTTCCTTCGGCTTCTTTTTCTTTCTTGTCTTAGCTGTCGAACGAGGTTGGCAATTAAGTGGGATTAGCAGCCTTGCGCTAGGTTTGATCTTGTTGCCTGTCGAGCTTAGCCTAATTAGAATGCTGGTCTTTCACGTTTTAGTCGTTATTTGCATTCTTAAAGTCTGACACTCCAAATGTTTTTTGTTTCTTGGCTTTTGTGGTTGTGGCCTTAGCAAATGATGGGTTAAAACCAAGGCTTGATACTTGGTACTCAGTCCATGACTATTTTAAAATGCTTGTCGTAGTGACAGTGTCATTTAAACAGAGTGTCTGCTGCATTAACTAAATTAGTTAAGGGGTGTGGGTGTTAATTTCACACTCTTGGAAATAACTAAACCCGATAGTA